GTATCATACTTTGTAGGCTTGCTACTTGATTGTATGTATTTTGGTCGGTGCTACCTAAAGATAATGGCATTATTGCTTGCCTTGGGTCGCCATTAGTAAGAATAGTCTTACCCGGTCTGACTTCTAGCTTGACTCCGCGAGGCATACGAGTTGCGTCGGCAGCCATCATTGGTGTAGTAGTCAGAGCTAACGAGTCAATTCGTGCTCTCATCTCAGCGTCTAAAGCTTTTTGTGGATTATATCCCTTCTCACAAACGCCTCTACCCCAGAACTTATTTGGGACTATGTCGTGTTGATATGATATAAAAGGTCTATCTTCCATCATAAATGGATTAGCAATAGCTCTTAATATGTATTCGTCGTTAGCCATAGTAACTACAGCTTCAACTAACTCATCATCATTATACTCAAAATCATCCATATCTTCATCTTCAGATAGGAATCTTGCGGGTACTTTACCCCAGTATTCTGTAATTTTTATTTGGTCGTTAGCGTCTGCACGGGACTCTTCGGGGTCAAAACCCTTTAATCTATCTACATTATAGTTACCTTCAATAGGTATATCTCTATATGTACCATCTTCTATGCCTTCTATAATACTGTGTCTAGGTTTAATTACTTCGTGTGCGACACCTAGTGCTTCTTGTATATTAACTGCAGAAGGGTCGATAAGAAATTCTTTAGGGCTTATAGCCTCTACTTTAACATCTACAGATACCGTTTCTTGTAGTATTCTCTCAGTTGTCATTGTCCCTTCTACAGGAACTTCTACTGGATATTTCCAAGTGTTTTCTTCTACAGATATTTTTCCAATGCCCGTACCATATACAGCACCATTAAGAAAAACTTCACACAGTGCGTCTTTACACCCTGTAGACTCTAAGTCTTCTTGCAATAAGTTCCTAACATACTCAGCATCGCTAGGGTTTTGGTCTAACATATCATCTTTAATATCAAACCACTTCCCTCTGCCAAATGTAGCCTCTTCGATTTCAGCTACAGACGATTCTACTGCTTGTTGTAATGCGGGCGAGATTAACCTAGATTTTTCAGATTGTCTAGTCTTATCACTAGCTTTCCAGATACCACGCCATAGACGATAATATTCATCCCAATTACTTAAATAATTAGAATCTCTGTGATTTCTCCACTCTTCTAAACGAGTGTCAAGCCATCCTGCTAGTCCTTGATATTTATTTTCTTCCATCAGTATCCTGCAACTTCATCATATGGTGTCCACTCCTCTTCTAATTCTATTGTGTGCATAAAATCTGCTACACTAACTTGGTCTATATAGGCGAGAGAGTCGATAATGTCGTCGTGTGTTCCTTTACTAGGAAACTCTATTAACTGTGTCTCTAACTCGCTATTCCAATCAGAATTACGATTAAATGTAATTTTACCGTGCTCCATTCTACCTTGTAGAGCCCAAGTAATTCTATCTGCTTTCTTCTTACCACCGTGGGTTACGTCTGTTATGACTACCCATCTACCTTGTGTTCTCATCTCGTCTTGGAGATAAGGTAAGATAGCGTTTTTTAACGCCCCAGATTCTATCCCGACAGTCGTTGCCTGATTTTCAATTGCAGCCTGTAATATTTTAGAAGCAGTTTCTTTAATATTCCATCTACCGTGGAGTATATCTTTGACCCACCACTTATCACCGTGGATTTTAACGATTGATATAGCTGTTTCATCTAACTTACTCCCTTTAAGACCACGTTCCTTTTCCACCGCTTCAAAGCCCGCAGGGTCAACCGCAATAACAAAATTGCCTTCCTCCGGTTCATTCTCATCGTACTTAATCCATTCATTTTTAAATATACCACCAGTAAAACTTACAAACGACGCTTCAAATTCTTGTCTGAACGCCTGCGTCGACATCGTTCTTCTAGCAACTTCTACCTCTTTAGGGTCTATTAATGGGTTATCTGTAGATGTATATTGAAATGCTTCCCAATCTTCATCCTTCTCTGCTTCAAGAAACAAATCGTAGAAATGATTCTTACCTGCAGGTGTCCCAATAAAGAGTGCACCACCTTTTACATCTGAAAGTGTCGGTCTTATAATCTGTTCCCAGACTTCTACCTTCATACTTGCGTACTCATCGAGCACGACATAAGCAAGTCCCACGCCCCTCAAGGTATCTGGTCGGTCACTCCCCTTCAAGCTAATTCTTCTACCATTAACTAACTTCATAGTAGCTGTATTCTCGTGGGTAGTCTCTATAAGGTCTGTCCCGTGAAGGAGTTCCTTGAGCATATTCCACATAATATCTTTAGCTTGTTGGAATGTAGGACCTATATAAAAGACATCCTTACTTTCCGACTGTAGAGCTTTGATTATAAGTATCCACGCTGCTAGTCTGGACTTTCCAAATCGCCTACCCGCACTTACTACTTTAAATCGGGCAGTGCTATTGAAGATTTCTAGCTGTGCTGGATGTAATTGTACATCTAACTCTTTAGCCATTACCGATACTCACAATTGTTTTGTCAATATCAGTTTCTTCTATTATTACACCATCTTCATATGTTAGTTCTTTCTGGTCTTTCTCTTCTATTTCTACTTTCTTAGCCTCAAGACCACCAACATTGATAATAACATTACCTTTATCTTCTGAAGACCTAAACTCTACTGCCTTAGTTGTAGGTATGATTCTATCCATACACATTTTAAGACAAGTCCTATCACCTTCGAGTGCTAAGTCTATTACTTTCTGGACAATCTCTGGTCCTCTGTCAGACATTAGCTTTCTACTTAGGGCTGTGTACTTGTTGACACTGCCTTTTGGTCTACCATTAGGGTTTAAACTCTTCATACCCTTGTACAAATTGGGTGAACCTTTATTTTTTTTAGACATCCTAACTCCTTAGTGTACTATAGTTTCAACTAAAATGGTAATTAGAATGATAATAAAAGGTTATTTCTAAGAGAAGCCTTTTTAGGTGAATCTTTTTTTAATCTATAGTAATATTATAGCATACTTTTCGATGAATGTCAATAGTAAACCTTAAATTAATTACTAAAGTCCCTCCCCGCACCTCCAGTTTCTAGAAAAACTCTAATAAATAACTATTTTCTCACCCAAATTTACCCCAATCTGCGAGTGAGCCTATATTTTATACGCGAGAACACGGATTGAGCCTCCCCGTATGCACTTGTGGTATATATACAACAGGTGTTGCACTTTTGAGAAAAGGGACTAAGTAGGGACTAAGCCTTACATAGTGAACAGGTGTTGCAAAAATACCACAGATGTTGCAAAAGTGAGAAAAAAGAGGGCGTGAGTGAGAATATTTACCCTGTCTCTTTAATACAACAAATGTCTCATAAATACAACAGGTGCATAAATGCAACAGATGTAGTACAAATGCAACAACTTGTGGTAAAAATACAACAGAGGTATTTTGTATCATTAATGCAACAAATGTTGCAAAGACACAACAAATGTTGAGGAAATACAACAAGTTAGCTGTAAGGCTCAAGAATAGCCCGTATTTAAGAGATTATCTTTAGGCACTAGGTATAAGAGGGTAGAGAAAAATAGTGGCTCAGAAATCAAAATCAATTATTATTAGGTGAGTCATATAGTCATTAGGGTAGAGAACAATCGTCCAAATATGGGCGAATTTGGGACTCTCAGAGCATATTGCTACATTATTAAACAATTGAGAAAAAAGTTAAACATTTAACTATTTATTTGTATATTTATTTGTGTTTTGGGGTTGACATTTAGATATATATAGGTATTATTGATAGTGTCAATTTTGACATTTACTATATAAGGATAAATAAAATGAAAGTATCAGAGCAGAAACAAATGGCACAAGAAACAATCAAGGCATTATTAAGCAATCAAAAAAAGGGCGATTCAATCGCAGAAGATTTGATTATATTATTAGGTGCGACAGATGAGAATTTTGAGAACCCATTAACTCAAGAACTTGAAGAGCAGATGGATACCTTAACAGGTGACAAACTCAAAGCACTCAAGGCAAGTATTAAAGGTGAGTTACAGACTAGGATTAAAATGCCAATAGTACAAAAGGAATTACTCAACACAGTTCAAGAGCCTGAGCGTCACAAGAAATTCAAGTTGACAGTCAAGAAAGTTAAGTCAACTATGATTGGTTCTGATGAGTTCCCAATGTTCACACAAGATGACTTAGGAAAATTTAAGGTCATCATCACACCATCAAAGAAAACTGAGTCAAAGACATTTGAAGAAGAGATGATGAAATTGATGGACAAGCACGGCAAGACGGTTGCAGATGTTAGAGTCTTCTGCGATAACTTCGCTGGAGAGTAGAAAGTTAAACGTTTAACTTTTCAGAACTTAGGACTTTAGAAATAGAGTCCTAACTCCTGAAAACTAAAGAGGATAAAAAAATGGAAACAAACTTATATAAACAATTACATCAAGACTCAAAAGATAACAAAGATACAAACAGTTGTACAGTTCTTGCGGGTTGTGTTGCTTTTGA